AGGAACCGCCGCCCGCCGCGCCGCCTGAGACGGCCGCCCCCGACGAGACGGAGCCGCAGCCATGAGCATGACCATCCCCGAGGCGCACGCCGAGATCCGCCGACTGTACGACGCGGCCGGCGCCATCGACAAGAAGTACCCTGCCGGGCTCACCCGCGACGAGAACGCCGAGGACTACGCCGAGGTCAAACGGCTACTCTCGGAGATCGACGGTCTGGAGGAGAAGCTCTCGGGCCTGGAGGATGCCGACGCCCAGCGGCGGCGGATCGCCGAGAACCAGAAGCGGCTGCGCCAGCCGGTCGTCGGCCACACCCAGCCGACCGGCGACGACGCCCCGAGCAAGGCGCGCCGGCTGTTCGGCGCCCAGTTCATCGAGTCGGAGGAATATAAGCGGGCCATCGAGAGCGGCGTCCTGAACAACCCATCGACCCGGATCGAGCTGGGCGTGAAGCTCGACGGCAGCATGCTCAACGAGCTGATGCGCAAGGCGCTCGTCCACTCAGGCTCCGGCGTCGGCGGGCCGACCATCGCGGCCGAGCGCGTGACCGGCCCGGAGTACCTCTGGCGCCAAACCACGCTGCTCGATCTGATCCCGACGTCATCAACCACGTCGAACCTGATCGAGTACTACGAGATGACCACCTCGACGAACAACGCGGCCGCCGTTGCCGAGGCGACCAACACGACCGGCGTCACCGGCCTCAAGCCGGAGGGCGCGATCGGCTGGACGCTGCGCCAGACGCCGGTCTCGACGATCGCCGAGTGGGTGCCGGTCACCAATCAGATGCTGGCTGACTCACCCGCCGCCCAGTCGATGATCGAGAACCAGCTCCTGACGCACCTGGCGCTCAAGCTGGAGACCGACATCATCAGCGGCAACGGCACCGCGCCGAACCTGCTCGGCATCCTGTCGAACCCGGGCATCCTAACGACCGGCCTGGGCGCCGGGTCCGGCTCTGCTGCTGACGCGGTGTACCACGCGATGACCTGCGTCATGGTGACCGGCCTGTCCAATCCGAGCGCCTCCGTCTGGAACCCGGTCGATTTCGAGGCGGTCCGGCTCTCGCGGGAGACCGGCGCGTCTGGCGGCGCGTACCTGATGGGGCCGCCGAGCGCGAGCGGCCCCATCACGCTCTGGGGGCGCCCGGTCGTCATCTCGATCGGCGTGCCGGAGAACACCGTCATCGTGGCCGACTTCACGCAGATGACGCTGTACGACCGCGAGCAGAGCGCGGTTCGGGTGGTCACCATCAACGACCAGCCGATCCGGAACATGAGCACGCTCCTGGCCGAGCTCCGGGCAGCGTTCGCCTTGTTCAGGCCGACTGCCGTGTGCCGGGTCACCGGGGCGTAGCATGACGACGTACCGGGTGGGGCCGAAGGGAGCGACCGTGTACGACGCGAGCGGAGCGCCGCTCGGTCGGCTCCACTCCGGCTACGTCGTGGTCGAGGGGGTCATCGACGAAGCCGAGTACGTCGGCACCGCGCTCGGCAAGAAGGTCGCCGAGCGCGGTGCGGCGCCTGGCAAACGCGTCAGGGGGTACGCCGACAAGCGCGTCCGGCCGACCGAGGACAAGGCGACGCCGCCGCGTCAACCTGACCCCCGGCTCCGCAACCCCCTGGCAGGGAGCGGCTGATGCCGATGTACACCGACAGCGAGGCCATCGCGGCCTATCTCGGCGTCACGTTCACGTCCGAGCAGGACCAGGCGGCCGAGCAGATGGCGGCTGCCGCGACCGCGTTCATTGACCGCTACACCGGGCGGTCCTGGCAGGCGACGTCGCCGGTCGCGGGCGAGCTGGTGCCGGTCCTACCCGCCCGCACCGAGTACCCGGCGGCCAGCGGCGTCGCCTATCTGCAGCGGACCCCGGCCGTCGCGGTCTCGGCCGTCAGCGTCCGCACGGCGTACCCCAACGCCGCCGAGACGGCGCTCGACCCCGCGTCGTACGAGCTGATCGACCCGTCGCACGGTGTCCTGACCGTCGCTGGCGTCGGCTGGTACGCTGACCTGTGGCTCGCCGTTGACTACACGTTCGCGGACGAGGCGCCGCCAGACATCGCGCTCGCCGCGACCACGATCGGGGCCGGCGAGATGGCGCGGGTGCTCTCGCTCGCCGGGCACCAGTCGTTCATCAGCGCGCACCCCGAGCTTGCCGGCCTGCAGTCGATCGCCGTCGGCCAGAACGACGTCAACGTCCAGCTTGCCGACGCGCCATCGGCCAGCGCTGCGTCGGGCGCAGGATCTGGCTGGGCCGCTCCCGGGTCGGTCGTCGCGACGATCCTCAACACGTACCGCCGGGTGGTGATCGCGTGACGTCTCCTATCTCGCTGCCGATGCCGTGGCTGCGCGGGATCGCCCAGGCGTTCCTGCCCGATCTTGCAGACGTTCAGCGGTACACCGAGGTCTCGACCTCCGACGGCCTGACGCAAACCTGGGCGACGGTGCTGACCGACGTGCCGTGCCGGGTCTCGCCGAGGGCGTCCACCGCGACCGAGGGCCTCGCTGCCGGCGGCGCCGTGGTGCGCGCCCTGTCAACGTGGGTGGTCGTCGTGCCGTTCGATACCGACGTGACGCTCCGCGACCGCGTGACGGTCACTGGCGCCGATCGGCCAGACGGGCGGGTCTTCGAGGTGCTGCGCGTCGGCGAGCGCAGCTATGAGGCGTCCCGGGAGCTCCTGTGCGAGCTCGTCGAGTGAACGGAGGACTGCCGTGGACGCGCTCTTGATCGGACTGGTCTGGCTGCTCATCTACGCCCTGGTGGTCGCCATCGTCTGCTTCATCGTCACGCGGCTGGCGGCGCAATTCGTGCCGGGCTTCGCCCCGTTCGTCTGGATCGTCTGGTGCATCGGCGGCCTGATCCTGCTCATCATGGCGCTGCGCCTGTTCGCGCCGGCGCTCGGGCTCTGATCGTGGCCGGGAAGACGGGCGTCACGATCAGGGTCGTGTCGAACAAGATCCCGCAGCTTCCGGCTGCGCTCCGCGCCCGCGTCGTCCAGCAGGTCGCCATCTCGACGTTCGACGTCGAGGCCAGGGCGAAGCAGCTCTGTCCGGTGCTGACGGGGACGCTGCGCCGCTCGATCCATTCCGTGTTTGAGAACGGCGGCCTGAAGGGGATCTGCGGGCCGAGCGTGGCCTACGGGCTCCCGGTGGAGATGGGTACGCGGCGCATGGGCGCCAGACCGTACATGCGGCCGGCCGCCGAGCTCGTCCTGCCGAAGTTCGCCGGCGCGCTGAAGTCCATCCTGGCGGGGCAGCTCTGATGCCGGGCATGGTCGAAGCGCAGCGGGTGGCCGCGCTCGTGTTCGACGCGCTCAAGGCTGACAGTGGCCCTGGCGGCGTGTCGACGCTCCTGGGGTCGCGTATCTACCGCGACCAGGTGCCGGCCGCCTCGGCGCTGCCGGCTGCGACCGTCGGCGTCGTCTCGTCGGTGGACACCTCGACGCTCGGCGGCGTCCGCGTGTTCGACGTCGTCCTGATCGACGTGCGCGTGGTCACCAGCGGCGCATCCTACGGCCCGATCAACCCGGCGGCCGACCGCGTCGATGCCGTCGTGCAGGGGCTCGGCGGACCCAAGAACGGCGCCGAGGTCGTCAAGCTGCGCCGCGACCAGGTGCAGGCGTACCTCGAAACCGAGGGCGGATCGCAGCATGTGCATCTGATCCAGACCTACCGTACCGAAGCGTACGGGCTGCCGTAAGAGAGGGGTACCAGATGGTCGCAGTAGATCGCCCGATCGTCCAGGAGATCGTCGAGCTGGGAATTGAGACCGTCATCGGGACGCCGGTGCCGAGCTCCATCAAGCTCAGCGGGCTCCAGGTCGATCTGGGAACGAGTATCGAGTTCGACCGCTTCGCGCCGATGGGAAACCTCTGGGACACGATCTCGGCGCCGCGCCAGGAGTACGGCGTCGGGTCCATCTCCGGATTCCCGACGTACCCTGAGCTGGCCTATGTGTTCTCGAACGTCTTCGGCGCAGCGACCGTCACCACGCCGTCCGGAGCTGTGCTCGCGCGCCGCTACTCGTGGGCGCCATCGTCGTCCGTGCCGTGGACGCCGCGCACCTGGACCATCAGGCGGGGCATGGTCGGCAACTCGGCCGAGCTTGCGAGCTACGGCCTGATGGCCGGCGTCGGCATGTCGTTCAGCAGGACCGCTCCCCCGGAGGTCAGCGGCGACCTGTTCGCGCGGGCGCTCGACTACGCGGCGTCCGTTGGAGCCACCGGCCTTGCCACGCCGTCGGTCGTCCCGGTCCTGCCGGGCGAGGTCTGCGTCTACATGGACCCGACGGCGGCGGCGGTCGGCATGACGCAGCTCACCCGGGACTTCGTGGCAGGCTTCGAGGTCGGCGGGCTGTTCGGGCCGTTCTGGCCGCTCGACTGCACCGCCGACTCGTTCGGCGGGCACGTCCCGCTCAAGCCGGACGCGACGGCCACGCTCCAGCTCGGCAACGACGAGCAGGGCCGCGCGCTGATCGGCACCATGCGGGCCGGCAGCACGCAGTATTGCCGGATCGAGGCGACTGGCCCCGCGATCGACGCCGGGCCGCCGGCCCACACGCACCGTCTGCGGATCGACATGGCGCTCAAGGTGGTCGAGGCGCCGACGAGAGGCGACTCGGACGGGCTCTCGACGCTCGAATGGGGCTTCGGCCTGTTCGACGACCCCGACTTCGGGGGCGCCATCAAGGTCGAATTGACGACCGACGTCGCGACGATCTAGGCCCGGCCCGATCGCACACCACGAACCATCAGGGAGGGTGTATGCCCAGCCTCGACGAGCTGGAAGCCGACCGCGCCCGGCTCCAGGCCACCTATCAGCGCTTCGTCGTCACGTTCGAGTACCACCCGGCCCGGGTGAGCATGAACCTGCAGCGCGCCCTCGTCGGCGCTGCCAACCCGCCGTACGACGTCGGCCCGCTCGTCGTCGAGCTCGCGAACGTGCTCTCCGCGTGGGACGTGACCAGGCGCTCCGAGCCGGTCCCGGTCACCGCCGACGGCATCGGCTCACTCCCGCTCGGCGTCTCGTCCGAGATCGCGAAGTCGATCATGGAGGACTTCGGCGACCCAAAGTCGCCGCTGTCGGCGGCGGCACCGTCCGCGTCGTCGACAGCTTCGCCGCCTGGCTCGAAACCGGACGACTCGGATGGTGCCCCGACTGGGCCGACGTCATCCTCCGGGCAAAATGGGCTGGCCTCGACCCAGCCGATCTCGCCGGGCTCCCTGACACCCGTGGGCGCCTGATCTGGCGATCCTGGATCGGACTGGTGATGACGGCTGAGTCGAAGGTCGAGATGAAGCGGCAGCAGAAGCGTGCGCGCGCCGAGCGGCAGCAGCGCGCGATGGGGGCAGCGGGTGGACGTCGCTGAGCTGAGCGTCATCGTCAATGCCGACACGTCATCAGCGGAGCGCGAGCTCAAGACGTTCGGCTCGAAGGTCGAGTCGCTCGGCTCGTCGTTCGCGAAGGCGTTCGGCGTCGCTGCCGTCGCCGGCGTCGGCGCGGTCGCGGCCGGGCTCGGCGTCGCGACCAAGGAGGCGATGGACTTCGAGAAGACGATCTCCGGCGTGATGGCCGTCGGCGGCAAGGAGGCCGCCGGCATGCGCAAGGAGCTCGAAGCGCTGGCGCTCCAGCTCGGCGCCGACACGTCGTTCTCGGCGAAGGAGGCTGCCGAGGGAATCGAGGAGCTCGTCAAGGCCGGCGTCTCGCTCGGCGACGTGATGGGGGGCGCTGCGAAAGCGTCGCTCGACCTGGCGGCGGCCGGCGGCATCTCCGTTGCCGACGCGGCGACGATCGCGTCGAACGCGATGAACACGTTCAACAAGTCCGGCGACGAGATGGCGCACGTCGCGGACGTGATCGCCGGCGCCGCGAACGCCTCGGCGATCGACGTCGGGCAGTTCAAGTTCTCCTTGCAGGCCGTCGGAGCTGTCGCCGCGACCGTCGGGCTCACGTTCGAGGACACGGCGACCGCGATCGCCGTGCTCGGCCAGGCCGGCATCACCGGCTCTGACGCCGGCACCTCGCTCAAGACCATGCTGACGTCGCTCCAGCCGAAGACGAAGGAACAGACGAAGCTCTTCAAAGAGCTCGGCCTGATGACGAAGAACGGCGCGAACCAGTTCTTCGACGCGACCGGCAAGGTCAAGAGCATGGCCGAGGTGTCGGGCGTGCTCCAGAACGCGCTGAAGGGCATGACCGACCAGCAGAAGCTCGCGACGTTGCAGACCTTGTTCGGGTCGGACGCCATCCGAGCCGCGGCCGTACTCGCGAAGTCGGGCGCTGCGGGATTCTCCGACATGGCGAAGGCGATGGCCGAGGTCAGCGCCGAGTCTGTCGCGGCGGAGCGGCTCAACAACCTGTCGGGCTCGCTCGAAAAGCTCCAGGGCAGTCTGTCCACGGCCGCGATCACCATCGGCCTGGCGCTGACGCCGGCGCTCAAGACGTTGGTAGACGGCGCGACCGACGTGCTCAACGCCTGGATGCCGACGATCCAGGCGTTCGCGACCGATGCGCCGGCCGCCATCACCGCGACCATCGCGCAGCTTGGGCTCTTCATGACCTCGCTCGGGCTCACGACGACGGCGATCGGCACGACGCTGCGAGGTGCGCTGACCTGGCTGACCGCGACCGGCTGGCCGTTGCTGCAATCGGCCATGTCGGTCCTGGTCACGTACGTGCAGAGCGTGCTGATCCCGGTGTTCGCCGCGGTCTGGAACGTGCTTGCGCCGACGCTCCAGGCCGCGCTGAACTGGCTGATCACGACCGGCTTCCCGCTCTTGCAGGCATCGATGACGACCGTCGGCGCCTGGATCACGACCGTCTGGCTGCCGACAGCCACGCTCGTCGTGGCCTGGCTCTCCGAGAAGATCGGCGGCGCGTTGACCTGGCTGACCGAGACGGCCTGGCCGGCCGTCGGCAACGCGATGAACGCGGTCCAGAACTGGATTAAAGAGACGCTCGTCCCGACGCTCACCTCGGCGCGGGACTGGCTGGAGGAGAAGCTGGGCGGTGCGCTGACCTGGCTCTGGGAGAAGGGCTGGCCCGCGTTCGGCAACGCGATGAACGCCGTCCAGAACTGGATCAAGGACACGCTCGTCCCGACGCTGAAGGTGGTCTGGGACTGGCTCTCGACGAACTTCCAGGCCGCGCTCACCTGGCTCAAAGAGACCGGCTGGCCGAACCTCCAGGCCGCCATGACGACCGTCTGGCAGTGGATCAAGGATCCGCTCATCCCCACGCTGACGACGCTCTGGGAGTGGCTCTCGCCGAAGCTCCAGGCCGCGCTCGACTGGCTCAAGGAGACGGGTTGGCCGAATCTCCAGACCGCGATGGCGACGACCGTGGCCTACATCAAGACGACGGTGATTCCAGGGTTTCAGGATCTCCACGCGGAGCTGAGCAAGAAGGGCGTGTACGACGACATCGCCGAGGCCGCCTGGAACATCTACAACGCGCTCACCCAGATCAACTCGGCGCTGCCAACGACGAGCGGCGCGTTCGGGAGCGCGGTCGGGCCGGCGAACGACTTCGCGGGCGCCGTGAAGAACATCTCGGCCGCCTTCGCGGAGTGGTCGCGGACCGGGCCGTACGAGTTCATCGACAACTTCAACGAGGCGGTGTATCAGATCCGCTGGTACATCTGGAGCGCGATGAAAGCGATCCGGGATGCCGGCCGAGATATCGGGCTGCCGGGCATCGGCCACGACGAGCCGGAGCCCCAGCGGCCATCGCCGGCGCAGCGGCCGAGCGGCGGCGGCGGTGGTGGCGGTGGTGGTGGCAGTTCGCCCGCACCGAACCCGAGCCCAACCCCGCCCCCGTCTGGCGGCGGCGGCGGTGGTGGTGGTGGCGGCTCGCCCACGCCGAACCCGAGCCCGACACCTCCGCCTGCCCCAACGCCGTCTCCTGGCGATGCTGAGGGAGCGATCGACAACAGCTCGCGCTCAGCGTTCGTCAAGACGGCTGCGCCGTTCATGCTCCAGGCCGCCGGGGGCAACAAGGAGCTCGCGTCGATGATGCTGGCGACTGCGATCAGCGAGAACGGGTCGATCGGCAAGGGCGGCCCATTCTGGGCGAATAACTTCTTCGGCATCAAGGGCGAGGGGCCAGGCGGCTCGGAGCTGGTCGACACCTGGGAGGACTACGGCAACGGACCGGTCCACATCAAGGACAGGTTCGCCGTGTTCCGGAGTATCACGGAGGGCATGGGCGGCTTCATGTGGTTCCTCCAGAACAACTCCCGGTACAACCCAGCTCTCGCCGCGTTCTCGCAGACCGGCAATGCCACCCAGCTCTACCGTGACATTCTGACGGCCGGCTACGCGACCGATAAGTCCTGGGTGGACAAGGTCATCAGCATCCGCAATGGCCAGGTGAAGCCCGTTGCAGGCTTCGCCGGCGGCGGCTGGGCTGGCCTGCGAGGCCCCGAGCTGGCGCTGCTCGGCGAGCGCGGCCCGGAGTACGTGGTGCCGAATCACGCGCTCTCGGGGATGAGCGCAGCGACGTCTCCGATGCAGACCATGCGGGTAGACGTCGCCGTCGCTGGCCGCGTGGCCGAGGAGATCTACGTCACCGGCCGCGACCTGGCGATCAAGCGCGGCAGAGCTCCGAGCTGGGCGGTCTGAGGATGACATCCTGATGGTGATCGACCCGAAGGTCTACGTCAGCTGGGACGGCTCCGGTGCGTTCGACGGCCCGAACGACGACATCACGCACGACGTGCCGTCGGCCGAGGGCTTCACCGTCAGCTTCGGCCGTGACGGCGCGCAGTCGTTGTCGCCGCCGGTCGTTGCCGCAGGATCGACGACCGTCCGCAACGACACCGGCCGCTACAGCCAGAACCGCGCCGACTCGCCGGTCTACCAGCGGGTCCTGCCAGGCCGCCCGGTGCGGTACCAGATCACGTACGACGCCGCGGTCGGCGGCCAGCTCTGGCGAGGTCCGCAGACCTGGAGATCCGCCGTCTGGTGGCGCGGGGCCGGCGTCTTCCCGCAAGGGCAGCACGTCCTCGACTCGATCTCCCAGGCGACCAGCTGGGGCGAGCAGCGCGTCGGGTTCGAGACCCTCGGCTACGAGACCTCGCTGACGCAGTCGGTCGTCACCTGTAACCTGCTGACGCTGCCGCGAGTCGACGAGTGCATCACCACCATCCTCAACGTCGTCGGCTGGCCGCTCGATCGGCGCAACATCGCCGCCTCGGACACGAGCCTGTCGTACTGGTGGTGCGACGAGCGGCACCCGTGGGACGCGCTGCTGGAGCTCCTGGCAGCCGAGGGCGCGGGCGCTGCGCTCTGGGTCGATGGGCACGGCGTCATCCGATTCGAGAACCGGAATTACAAGATCACGGCGGCACGGTCCACCACCTCGCAGGCGACGTTCCACGACGTCGGCAGCGGGGCCTCGGGGTTGTACTTCACCCTGCTGGACTACTCGCCAAACTTTCAGAGCATCTACAACCGCGCGACGTACGCGACCAGGCGCAGAGCTGCGGGCAGCCTGGCTGCGGTCTGGTCGTACGGCGCCGAGCTGACCCTGTCGTCAGGCCAGACCGTGACCCTGATCGCCCGGCCGCAGGACCCGTTCATCAACGCGGTGACGCCGGTCGCCGGGATCGACTACACCGCGACCGGCTCCGGGCTGGTCTCGGTGCTGTTGGCGGCCACCTCGGGGTTCGTGGCGTACATCACGGTATCGGCGATCGGCGGGTCGGCGACGCTCTCCGACCTGCAGCTTCGGGCCGAGCCGCTCACGGCGGTCTCGCAGACCGTCGTCTCGAACACCCTCGACCAGTCAGAGTCGATCGAGAGATTCAGCCCGTTGCCCGGCCAGAACGTGCCGATCACGCTGCCGTTGAACGGCTGGCCGGAGATCGACCCGGCCCAGGCGGCCGGCGTCTGCGACTCTTGGGTCGCGCGCTACTCGGAGCTCCGAGCGCAGGTCACCGTCGCCGTGCGAGGCGCCGACACGGCGCATATCGAGCAGATCCTCCGCCGCATCCCTGGCGACCGCGTGACGCTGGTCGAGCGGAACACGGGGCTTGAAGCCGACTTCTGGATCAACAGCGTGAGCATCCACGTCAGCGGCATGCGGGGGACCGACCTGGAGGCGCGGTGGGGCTGCGAACGCGTTGACGCCATCTCTGGCGCTCGCTGGGACCAGGACCTCGCACGATGGGACCAGCCCGAAGCGATCTGGGGTATCTAATGCCGATTCTGTACCCAGGTAACCTGGACATCCTGACGAACCCGTCGTCGTCCGATCAGATGAACGACGTTGGCGTCTTCGGGGACGTCGTCGTCAGCAACCTGAACGACATCGCCGAGGCGCTCGAAGCGCTCGTCGGGGCAAACGCTAGAGCTTCCGACCACCTCGACTACGTGCGCCTGCACGACGGGGTGAACCGAGGGCTGTACGTGCCGGTCGCCTCGCTGATCGCGCCGAACCCGATCCTGAACCCGGGCTTCGACATCTGGCAGGACGGCACCTCGTTCCCAGCGCTCGGCGTCGGTCTCGCCTGGGGTCCAGACGGCTGGGCCTACTTCTGCGATGTCGGCGGCACGGGCATTGTGACGATGACGCAGTCGAGCGACGTGCCGACCGTGGCGCAAGCGCACCGGAGTACGACCTCGCTGTTCATCGACGTCACGACGGCCGACGCGACGATCGCGGCCGGTGAGATCTACTACGTCACCCACCGGGTCGAGGGGTTCAACTGGCAGCGGTTCGACCAGAAGGTATGGTCACTGCGGTTCTGGGTCAAGGGGTCGAAGACCGGCCGGCACTACGTCTCGGCGCGGAACGGCGGGGTCGATCGGTCCTGCGTCGTCGGCTACACCATCAACGCCGCCAACACCTGGGAGGAGAAGCAGGTCACGTTCCCGGCCAACCCGAGCTCGGGCACCTGGAACTTCACGACTGGTCGCGGGATCGACATCAACTGGATCCTGGCCGCTGGATCGACGTACCAGACCACGCCGGACGCATGGGTCACCGGGAACTACCTGTGTGCCTCGGATCAAGTCAACGAGATGGATTCCGCCGCAAACAGCTTCGCGCTCGCGCTGATCGGGCCGCCGACGCTGGGGACGAACGCGCTGCCGTACCGGGCGCCAGACTACCAGACCGAGCTGCTGCGCGCGAAGCGATACAACGAGCCGGTCTCGGCAACCGCCGGCAACGAGGTGATGGCGCAGGGCGCGTGGTACGCCGCGACGACGGCGTGGTACACGATTCCGCTGGTCCCGAAGCGAGCCGTGCCGACGCTCGGGACTGTGAGCGCAGCCGGGACGTTCAACGCGCTGACAGCTATCGCTGGCGTCGCTGCCGTGACGACAGCTCCGGCCACGTTCCTGGCGCAGTCGCCGGTCCGGGCGATGCTGACCGCGACGTGCTCGGGTGCCGCTGCCACGGCCGGGCAAGGGTCGGCGTTGTTGTCGGCCAGCTCGTCGGCGCGCGTGCAAGTCATGTCCCGGATACCGTGATAGATGCTGTACGCGGTGGGCGATTCCATCACCTTCGGCTTCTACGGGGCCGGGTATCCGACGTTCCCGAACCCGCTGGTCGATGGCTACGCCGCGACGGTGGCGGCGACCCTCGGCCTGCCGATCGCCAACACGGCGTTTCCTGGCGCGACCATGCTCGGCGTCGGGGGATCGGCGTCGATCCTTCAGCAGATGCTGGCGCTCACGCCGCCGTACCGCGACGACCTGGTCGTCACGATGCTCGGGACGAACGACCTGCTCGTGAGTGGGACCGACGCCGCCGCGCTCGCAGCGTTCTCGGCAGGGCTGCGTCAAGGGCTGGTCTGGCTCACGTCTGGCCGCGGGCGCAGGTTCCCGCTGACGCCGTACGAGCGCTGGCTGGCGCGCGCCGGGCAATTGCCCGGCGTCGTCGATGGGTGCCGCGTGTTCGTCGGCAACACGCCGCGGCAGTCGGTGTACACCCCGCCGGGATCTGCCGCCGCGCAGGAAGCCTACTCGGCGCAGGTGGCGGCCGACGTCGCGTGGGCGCAAGGCCAGGGGCGCCGCGTCTGGCTGGTCGATGCCGAGGCCGCGTACGACCCCGCGACGCAGGGGGCCGACCCGCCAACCAGCGTCCACCCGGGACCGTCCGGGCACGCCTCGATCGCTGCCGCGTACCTCGCGGCCATCCGAGCGCACCTGTGAGCATGACATCTGAGGTTGAGACCTCAGCCTACGCTGGGAGGTTCTGACGTGGCCTGGACCGATCCGGTAGATCCAGTCTCGAACACCGTCATCACGGTGGCGTACGCGGTCGCGAACCTGTTGACGCAGACCCGCTGGCTCCGCATCCTGACGGGCGGGACAGATCCACCAGGGACCGGCTACGTCGTCACGTCCGACTCGGTCTCGGGCACGTCCTGGAAGACCGGCAGCACGGCGATCACCGGCGTGCTCGGCTACGCGCCGGTCAACAAGACCGGCGACACCATGTCTGGCGTGCTCAACGCGCCAGGGTTCCAGGCTGGCGCGTCCGGCGTGAACGGCGGCGTCGGCGGCGTGAACGGCGGCGTCGGCGGCGTGACGGCCGGGCCGGGCGGATACAACGGCGGCTCCACTGGGGTCGGCGTGCCGTCCGTGCTGGGCCTCGGCGTCGGCGCCAGCGGCATCCTGGTGAACGGCGCTACCGGCGGCGTCACCGTCACCGGCGGCGCCGGCATCAGCGTGAGCGGCGGCGGGGGCATGAGCGTTGGCGTGGGCGGCTACAACGGGGGCTCGCTGCTGGCCGGCGTGCCGTCGGTGCTCGGGCTAGGTGTCGGTGCGAGCGGCGTCAGCGTGACCGGCCTCGGCGGTATCAACGTCTTCGGCGGCGGCGGCGTTTCCGTCAGCGGCGGCGGCGGCTACGCCGGCGGCTCGACAACGGTCGGCGTGCCGTCCGTGCTTGGGATGAACGTCGGTGCAGGCGGCGTCGGTGTCACCGGCGCCGGCGGCGTCAACGTCAGCGGCGGCGGGCCGATCCAGGGCGGCAACAAAGCCGTGGGCGGCGACCTCTCGGTGATCGGCCTGCTGGTCGGCGCGCACGGCATCGTGTCGGACGCGGCGATCGCAACCAAGGGCGCGCTGGCGATCGGCAACCCGACGCCGGTGACCGTGATCGACGCCGCCCGCAACATCACGCCAGCCTCGTACGGCGGCGGCACAAAGCTCAGCGGGGTTATCCAGGTCAAGGGGCTGCTCGTCGGGACGGACGGCCTGGCAGTGGATCATCAGATCACGTCGAACCTGCTCCACCCGACCCCCCCGATGGTCCTGAGCTCGGCCGGCAAGGTCGTGAACCTGCACGCTGATATCCTCGACGGCTCGCACGCGTCGACGACGCCGAGCGCCGGCGCCATCCCGATCGCCGACGCCAGCGGCACCCTCGACGCCTGGGTCACGCCGTCGGCTGGATCTGTCCCGGCCGGCGTCGGCGGCTACTGGACCGGCATTGTCGCCACCATACCGGCCGGCTGGACGCGCACGACCGCGCTGAACGGCCGCGTGCCGGTCGGCGCTGGCACGACGTTCTCGCAGACGTTCAGCGAGGGCAGCAGCTACGGGACGTCGTGGGCGCACCAGCATACCGGCAACTCGTGGGGCGTCTCGGTGACGGGGTCTGCGGTCGGCGGCTCTGGCGACGTGACGGGGGCGAATAGCGCGGCCGGGCAGAGCGCCGGGACGGGCACCAGCCGTGCCGACGATCCGCACACGCATAGCCTGAACGGCGTCAACTTCTCGGTCTCGGCGTCGGGATCTGCCGCCGGCGACACGACGAGCACGGCGTGGATGATCCCGATGTTCTGTGTCGTCTGGATTCACAAGGTCTAGGGGGCTCGATGAGCGACGACGAGAAGCGCACGCCGAAGCAGTGGACCGAGTACCTGAGCATGGAAAACAATCCCGTCAGCCTTGACGAGTACGTGGCCGGCTGCGTCTCGCGGCTGCTCGGAGCTACGGTCGAGGCCACGCTGGCGGCGCAGCACACCGAGGGCATGGTCGGCGCGCTGGACGACTTCGCAGCGATCATGGCCGACCGGGCCGGCATCCCGTACGCCAGGTCTGGCGGCGAGCGCGCCAGATTGGCTCGGGACCGCGCAGATGCCAGGGCCGAGCTGGGCGCGGCTGAGCGAGCTGCGCTCGGCGAGCAGGAGCAGCCGTGAGGGATACATGATGTCAGGACATCAGCCCCGATGACCGAGATTGAAGCGTTCATCCGTGGCGCGTGCGAGATGCGGGGGATCAACCCGGACATCGGCGTCGCCGTCGCCAACACCGAGGGCGGTGTGACTGAGCCCGCGCGCCTCGGGGATTTCAGCGGGCCACCGTGGTATTCGGGGAAGAGCTGGTGGAGTTTTCAGGCGCACTACGGGGGCGTGGGAACGCCCTACGCTGCGTGGGGCCACACCGACGGCATGGGGAATGGGTTCACCACGCTGACCGGATGGCAACCCGGTGACCCCGCTGCTTGGCGGGACAATGCTCGCTACTGTCTGAACCGGGCGCGCATCTCCGGCTGGGGGGCGTGGTACGGCGCCAAGAAGGTCGGCATCACCGAGTTCATGGGGATCGACCGCCAGGTCGTCTGGGATGCGAACGCGGAGCTCTGGGACTTCGAAACTGGATCTGGGGCGCCGCTGCCGAAGGTCGTGTACGTCCCGAGCGAGCCGCCCCATCCCCAGGATTCGGACTTCGACTGTTCCCAGGACTCGACGGAATGGGGACTGTGGTCGGTGGGACGGCGCCCGTCGGATCAATGGCTGACGCAGACGATGATCGCTGAAGGGGTGCTCAGCTACGACCTCGGGCTGATGGACGCCAGCGGAGCCGGGCTCGCGGCGTTCATCACGCGGCACTATGGCGCGGACGGCTTCGTCGGTGCGAGCCGCAGTCAGGTGAGCTTCGACGAGCTGATGATCGGCTGCGGGCGCTACCCGATGATGATCGGCGGGAGGCGCTGGGGCGCCGGCGGGCACTGGTCGGGGCTCCGAGCGTACGACGGCGGGCGGGATCTCCTGCTGCTCGCCAATCCTGCCGCTGGCTACATCGGGATCAACCAGGAGATGAACCGCGACCAGTTCGAGCGGCTCGGGCCGTTCTCAGCGGTCTCTGTCACCCATCCCGATCTGACGACGGTGATCGTCGACCCGACGCCCGTACCGCCACCCTGCCCGACGCCGCCGCCGCTCGTCGCGCTGGAGGAGCAGATCGCGGCGCAGCAGCGGTACATCGCGGAGCTGGAGACCCGGCTCGGCGTGGCCTCCGTGGACTACGCCCGCGACCTGGACGGGCTCGCTCGTGGCGTCGCGAACGTCTCGGCGGCGCTCAAGGCGCTGCATCCGCCGCCGTGACTGGGGGCGATCCCGAGCGCGACTGGGTCCAGATCCGCCGCGAGCACCTGGGCTACCTGCTGGCGGCAGGCCACGCCGTGCTCGAGCGCCTGACACGCACCAACCCGAAGGCGCGGCGGCTCTGGGAGCTCGCGCAGGCGGTCGAGGCGGCGGAGCAGGCGCTGGATCCGCCGCCGGGACGGTAGTCCTCACGCGCCGCAGGGGGAGGTCCCTGTGAACCACTCCGGCGCAGTGGCAAAGCGCGGCCCGCAGAGCGTCGTTCCTCGCTGGGGATCGAAGGGTGCATTGGACGCGACTACGGCTGGATCATCCGTCAGGAAGCCGACGCCGTAGTCATACTCGGTGAGCGCGACCGACTGACGAGTGGCCGAGTTAGGGTTGGTGCCGTACAGGGTGCGCCCCTCGACGCGGTCAAACCTGAGCGTCGCATTGCCGCCCGGTGCTTCTGGCAGGTCACCGTCATACGTTCGCCAGGCCGCCACGGCAGAGCCGTCTGGGTAGATCGTGAGGCTGTAGCCGTGGCGGTGCCAGGTACCGACGAAATCAGCAAACCGCATCGGTGTGGGCGCGGCGGCCTGCGCGGCCGCGGGTGGCCCCCCGATCTGGTGCGCGGCCATCGTCAGGTTCGTGACGATCTCGGCCCACGACTCGGCAGCGTCGGTCTTGGCGAGCTCAGTGCGGAAGTCGCGCTGGAACGCCCACAAGAACGGCAGAGCGATAAAGACGCCCCACAGGATGGCGAGGGCGAGAAGCGCGGAGCGATAGCGTGACATGAATCCTCCAGAGTGATAGACGGGTGCTCGGCACAGACGCCGAGCACCCGCCGATGGTTCCAATTCGGTCAGAGCAGATCGAGCGTCGCTGGGTCAGCGGAGTATTCCAGGATGTCGTGGGGCTCGTCGTCCTCGAACGCGCAACGGGCCGGCTGGTCGAGTCGTACGCGCACCAGGCCGGGCGCGTCTCCTGGGCCGAGCACGGTGCCGGTCGGATCGGCCGGCACCAGGAAGTCATGGATCGGCCGCTGACGGACGCGGGTGCCGATCGCGAGTGGCAGGTCTCGAATCATGGGGGCTCCTAGTCCGGTCGGCTCGGCATCAGAACGCGTCGTCAGTCTCGGCCGCGTCGATATTGAACGTGGTCTCCTGCTCGCGCATGATCCACCGCTCCCAGCTCGCGGCGATGGCGAGCACGTCGCCGCTCTTGAGGCTCGGGCGAGCGGCGCCGAACTCGGCCGCGGCTTTGAGGACGGCCAGTCGGGTGATGGTGCGATCCTTGGTCGAGGGCGCGGCTGGAGCGTCGCTGGCACCTCGGATGGGGGCGGGGCCCGCACCGTCGGACGGGCCGACCGCTCGCAGGAAGCCGGCCTTGTCGAGCGTGCAGGCGACCCTCTCGCCGCGCTCCGGGAGCACGACGCCGACGGCGAAGCGGGAGACGTTGAACCACGAGTCGTAGCCGTCGAGCTTCAGGCCCTTGTCGTTGACGGAGCGGACGACGCCGACGACGATCTCGGGTCCGCTGTACTGCATCGCCATCACGCGGCCGCCGCGATCTCGGCGGCGAGCCGTGCGACGGCGCGCTCGGCCCGCTCGGTGAGCTCGGTGCAGGTCGAGCAGCAGAGCTCCTGGCGACGATAACGGCAGACGGCAGCGTGGATGAGCGCGGCCTCGATGGTCGCGGCGAGCTTCGCGCGGTACGATGTCTGAGTCATGGGAGCTTACCCCTCCTGGTGGCTGGCGCCCGTCGAGTGTCCGCTCGGCGGGCGTCGTACGTGGATTATAGCAAACAGTCATCATAAGTAGCAAGAACTATGCTATGATTGTCCGTGGAGGGCACCCAATGACGGACGATCAGTATCTGACGGTTGAGCAGGCTGCGGAGAGGCTCCAGCTCGGCCCCGAGACGGTGCGGCGGATGCTGCGGGCAGGCTGGCGAGTTGCAGCGAGCGACGTCGAGCGCATCTTGCGT